GACTGCTTCATCTTGAATTTTTAAAGTATCTACTGCTCCGTTTTTAATGTGAGCATTATCAACTTCAATATCACCCAAATCAGCACTAATAGCACTTAGATTTTCTGCCCAGATCCTATTCGCATTGATATATCCAAAACTACCATTGTCGACATACAATCCACGCGGAATAACAGTACCGTTTGGCAAAGTCACAGGCGTATTCTGTAATGTCATTAATGGTTTAGGTTCTACACCATCAACACCGACAGGCGTACCAAACTGAATTGCATCATAATTGAATATGAAAGTTGAAGTCGTACCATCATTCATTGATCCATGACCAGAAACATGGCCATTTACATCGAACTTGGTAAACTGCTGAGCATAGATACCATCCACACTTTCAGTGACATTTTGAATAGACGCACTATTCTCACCGACTTTAGTTTGCAACGTTTCCGTTACTTTTATCGTTGAAGAGATAGCACTTGAATTTGCCTCGAGCTGGCGCTTGAATACGGCATTGTTCTCATTCATCTGAGCAGAAAGCTGTTCAGTAAGTTTAGATTGAGCCAAATCTCCTTCGATACGAGCAGATTGCTCTGACCATACGCCTGCATAACCTCCTTCATTTCCGATTAAGTCAGATTCTGACCCGATCAACGGAGGATTGATTTGCGCGTAAACTCCATCAATCCTTGTAGTTTGGGCAATAACTTTGTCATCTACATTCTTAATATCAGACTTAACTTGCTCAAGTGCACCAGTTGATGCCTTATCGTCAAGCTCAAGATTAATTAAATCAATCGCTTCAGCATTTGCAGATGACTGCTCAACTGCTACCTGTGCAGATTCACGTACAGTTGCAAGAGCACTATCATTACTTGCGATATAGTTATCTATTTTTTGAACAGTTACCCTATCACCCTCAATTCGTGCTTGTACTTCTCGTTGTGCATAAGCCTGTAAGTTATTTAACTCAACTGCCGTTGTATCAATACGCTTACTAAGTGCTAAGTCCCCTTCGATCATTGCCGATTGAACTGACCAAGTTCCTGCGAAGCCCTGATCATTACCGATCAAATCAGACTCAGATCCAATCAAAGGTGGATTTAACTGTGCATATACACCGTCCGTTTTTTCAGCTACAAGTGAAAGATCATTTGCAACAACACGAATGCTTTCTTGAGCTGCAGCAATTCCCTCGTCACTTGACTGTTTAACAGTATTTACAACTTCAAGAACACCTTCATCACCATCAATAATTTGCTGTGATAAACCATCTTTGGCTTGCTGAATAGCGTTTTGACGATCAACGACTTCTTGTGCAATCCGATCTTTCGTATTTTGAATATCTTGCTTAAGTGGACCTATTTCAGCATCAATAGTCTCAATATGATCAATCTTGGTTTTAAGATCCTGACTAAGTTGTGTTTCACTGATTTGATCGTTCAAGAGCTCAAGAACATCTGTTGCATCGGCAGAAGTTGTCGCATGAGTCCAATCCGACCATGGCCCAATATTTCCAATCCTATCAATCAAACGCCCCCGATAAAATTGAGTCAGATTTGGCTGCAAGCCTTGAATCGCATGTGTGGTAGTTGGATAAGCGAATAAGCCCAATTGAGCAATGTTGCTGGTACCATCTGGCGAAACTTGGATTTCTGTATAAGCAGTGTCAAGCGCACCGGTTGCCGGAAAGCCCCAATCAAGTTTGATACCAAATAAGATTCCTGTCGCTTGGATAAATGCCAATTTTGGAGGTAAACCTTGCTTTCCAGAGAGTTCAGTCAAAGTTGAATAAACTGGTAAAGAAGCTATCTCAAAAGCTGAAATCGCTGTTACTCGTGCTTGATATTGACCCGCATAAATACCTGGTACTTCGACTGAATTGTTGCCGGTTATTGGAAGCTTAATCCAACTCCCGTCATCTTTACGCCACTCAACTTGATATTTAACGGCTCCTTTTGCCTGCGCCCAAGATACTATCATGGTAGCCACGTTGATGCCCTGATCAACTCGGCTTTCACCGGTAACAACGACATCTGTTACAGGATCCTGAATTGTTGGGTTCACAATCGAAATCGGAACCTCATCAAAATAAGCACCCTTGTCAATCGCATCAAACTTGGCTGGGTTATATTGAAGTGCAGTCACTGAAAATTGATGACTTTCGTCTTGAGTAATCGAGATCACTCGAAACTTCATTGTTGCTAAATCTTGGGCATCTATAACCCATACATTTTGAGCGGCAATAGCATCAAATTCATGAGTAACAGTTACTACTCGACCTGAGATAGATTGAACAATACGAGTTTGAGCCTTTCCATCCTCGCCATTAATAATCAGTCTGTCGCCAGCAACTGCAACAACATCGTCACGATCAAGCGTAATGCTTTTACGATCTGCTGAAATAGCTGATACACGACCACCATTTGCACGACCTGCAAATAAAGGATCAGCAACTTCAATCACTTTCCCCGGCAATGGTATATAACCGTCCAGACCAACCTTGAAAGACACAGTACGTGTTTCAAGTTGCTCAGACTTTAATGCCCACCAGCCTGCTCGCTGCGCTTGTCCTCGCGAAGTGCATCCCCATGCGTCAAGCTCAAGAATACGAACTTGGCCCGCTTCAGCAATCGCCTTTTCATCGCGGACAAATTCATATTCAGTCTTATAGTGATTGGCTGGGTTGTCCCATGCAACTTTAACGACATTATGTCTATCTCGAGCACGGGTTCCCGCGTACTCAAAATTGCCATCAATAACATTAGCCCGGGTATAAGTGAAGTAAGTATCTTGGGGAATATCCGCATCACAAATAATGCTATTACCATCCCAAAATGTGATAGCACGGAATACACCAGCTAACTTAGTTAAAATCTCAAAGGCACCTTCCGCGCTCTGAAGATAAACATTACAAGTAAAACGTGGTTCTTGACCGCCTAATCCGTCCGGTACTAACTCATCACAATATTGTGCTAATCGGTACAATGACCACTTATCAACCATTAACGGGGTTAATCGGTCACCCAAAGCATAACGGTCTACGGTGCATATATCGTAATAGATCCAAGCCGGGTTATTGGAATATGCCTCTTTGAAAGTACCGTCCCACATTCCAATATACTGACGTGTAACCGGATTATAATTTGTAGGGACTTTTAGGATTCTCCCCTTCGCATCCATTGCAACTTTAGCAACGTTTCCAAAAGTCTCAGCATCGTATTGAAGGCCCAATAATGCTGTGTTTGGGTAACGTAATTTCGCATCAATGACTTCAGTCACTGCTTCAATATACATCTTGTCACTGACATACTCTGAAGTTGAGTTCGGAGTAAGTCTGCGAACACGAACAAGCCAGCCAGAGTCTGCACGAGGCAAATCAATCCGATGAGCACGTTCATAATTTGCAGATGTTTTATCTGAAATTTTGGTTTTTAGTACTTCAGTCCAGACACCACCATCAATCTGTAAATCAATTGCGTATTCGATTGTTACGCCAGATACGTCACCATTTGTAGCGTTCTGAGTACGTAAAGGTCCCCATTTTAAGCGCAGACGAACTGCGTCAAGATCAAGATTACTAAAAGCGCGGACCCACGGTGTTTCAGACTTCAGCTCCACATCGATAGCAGTTTCATTTTCTACTGCAGGAAAACCTTCAATGTATTCCTGATCATTAGTACCATTTCTAAAATCAACTTTTACATTTTCAAAGTTAAGGCTTCCATCTGCATTCTGAAGTGGAGTTTCTTCTAAATAAATTGACTGAAGCCCATTTGCTAGCCCCTCAATTTCTCCTTCAGCTAATCCATATAAGACTTTAATATAAGTTTTTGACTGTGCAGAATCTGGAGAAATTACGGGTTGCCGTTGTTTTTTACTGCCTTTTTTTGCGCCTACTACTGCATTCATAAGAAATCTCACGCAATAAAAAAGGCGCTAGAAAGCGCCTGTTAAATAATTAAAAATTACATCTGATCTTCAGGATATTGACCTGCGCTCACAATGAAGCCGCCGATTTCCCGTTGACCATAAAGAATTGGAACAGGATTACCTTGTGCAACTGTGGTAACTGCACCGCCAAAGCCTTTATTCGCTCTGTTTCCATCTTGGTTTTGATCTTGAGTAGTATCAACCTTTGGCATAAGCATCATGGCCACTCCACCAAGCATCATTCCAATACCTGAGCCAATCAATGCAGCACCGAGTGGTGCTCCACCGCCCAATGTGCCTACAGTTACTAATACCCCCACCACGACCATCACAGCACCCAATACAGTCTGTAATATTCCATTACCGCCTGCACCAACTACACGTGGAACAATATGAATAACCTCAGCTTCAGTATTCATATCAAGCTGTTCTTCACCGATATTGTCACCAGTGATTAGGCGCTTAGTTTCATGATCGTAAATTGCTGGGCGTTTCTTGCCTCGTTTATTACTTGAGTTCTTTATTTTTAAAAACACGGCAAAGCGTAGGCCCTGCTCATGTGCATGCAACATAAAATGCTCAAAGCCAGCGATCTGAACAGATAATGCACGCATGGCTTCACGTGTATTTGCGACATCGAGCTTAAATTCACGACCGAACTTTTGCCCCAAGATGCCGTATAACTTAATTGTTTTTAACATCTCTATGCCTCAAGATTTTAACTGTTCTGCTTGCCCACTGTTGTCCGTAGATTTCACGAATAGATTTTCGACCGTGAAGTTGATGCAACATTAAAGTATTACCAATACAAGGTTCAGTATCTTCGGACTTAAGCATTGCATTATCACCAAGCCAAATAATGCAATGATTTGGGTGCTCAGTACGTGGTACTCGGCAAATCAACATATCTCCATATTGCGGTGTATCAACTTCATAAAAGCCAGCTTTCGGAAAGTTATCAATCAAAATTGACGGATGATCTTTGTCTTCCCACCAACCATCTTTTCGTTCAAAGTCTGGTAAATGAATACATAGCTCACGGTCATAAAAGTCACGTACTAATGCGTAACAATCCTGATAATGATGAATATAATTACGCCCCACTAAGGGGGCGCGATAACCACAAGGTTCATAAACTTGAAAATCCAGATCCGGATATGAACAAATTACCCATGGCTTTTTATGTAGTTCAATTTGGATACGATCTAAATCAGTAGCTCTGGTAGTGCCATCTGGATGCGAATGAACATAAGCTTGAATTTCACCCTGATTTTCTGCAGACACGAGATCTTCAGGGTCGATTTCAAAATTAGTTGTTTTATCCTGTTTAATAATGCCATTTTGATCATAAATTGTTGGGGCAATATTTGTGCATGGTAAATATTTACCGCCAACAATTAACCCACAACATTCTTCCGGATAACATTTTTCTGCATGGGCCATGATTGCTTTTTTCAGTTTCGCAGTAAGCTTCATTTAGAAAAACCCCTTGCAGTTTCCACATTTTGTACACTTCCGCTGCTTTTGAGTTGGATAAGTAAGATATACTTGACCTGTTGGTTCAAAAAGCCCACCACAAGGGCAGCTAAATTTAATTAAATAAGCTTCTTTCTCTTTAATCTTTCTTAATCTTAGAATGACAAAGTGAACCGCATAGCTTAGAAAATGAATGATTAGCGCCCCCACCATCCCATAAAATATTCCTGAAAAAATATTCATAAGACCTCACAATAAGCTTGAAGCCGGGAAACCACCAAAAGGCAGCGGTTTATTTTCACCAAATCGCAAGCGACAAGAACGTAAACGTCCACCGCAACGATCAAGTGCTGGATTATCAGTTGGCTCATCTTTATCAGTGAACATTGCTACACCTGTGTAACCACATTCTTCGCCCCGGTACTTCCCGACCATGCACCAATGACAAAGTGAAGTAATTTGTCGAACTGGGATTTTCAAACCCTCAAAATCGATTGGATTGGACAGCTCGAAAGTCACTTGTTGTGCATTTTCAGATGTCTTTTGCTCGATGTACCAGATTTGCTCTTTTGATTCATTCGATGCAGTTGGATTGCCTTCTGTGAAGTTTTCAGCATCTAAGTATTTAGCAAGTGTGGTAATCACTTTAAGTTTTGCACCAGCAAAGTCTTTAAACTGCAAACAGTAAGCAGACACAGCATTTTGAATGCCGTTGATATTGTTGGCCATGCTTAAAGTTGGTGCTGAAGCTTTACCATCTGAACGCATTTCAAGCCCAGATACTTCCAAAGCCATAGGCTCAAAAACTTGACCCTGCCAGATAATATTGCGGTTCCAAACTTTTTGATCACCGGTATCAAAAATCTTTCCAATGCTGCCGGTATCTGCACCGATTAATCCTTCAGATCCGATGGATGAGTAAATTTTCTCCCAATCTTGAAAAGCTATATGCCCGTGGAAACGTAAAATGCCAGCTCCAAGTGAGCTGGCATCTAATTCATACAAATGAATTAATCCATCAACATACAGCTTCTGGAAATCACTATTCAGGGTCATTTTCTGTCACCACTGGCATTTCGGGTACTGGTTTAGGAATTTCTTGCAAGCGAATATCGATCCAGCGACCCATTGAAATATCAACTGGATTATCCAAATCAGCAATAATTGAAGCAGACTCAACATCAAACTTCTTTTTAAAAGTTTTGATTTCAATATCTTTATTTTCTAACTGCTGATAAATCACAGCAAAAAGAATATTCCCATTGGCATCTTTTGGTGTTTCGATATACCAACCTACTTTCGCGAACCCACTTGAACCTTTAATCAGATAGTGGCCTACATCTACTTTTTCAAAAACAATATTTTGTTCAGATGCCTCTTCATTTAACTCAAGCTTATCTGCATATACTTTAATAATTGGTGAAGCAGCCTTAATAAAACCATTTGCGTCTACTGTAGTATTCCGTGAGGATCTATAGATTACAGTTTCAGCCCATCCGCTTACATCGCCAAAACTGTACTTAGACTTTAAATGCCCATCATCAGAAAATAAGATAAAAGGCTGGGCTCCACTCGCAGTTGCATCATGCCATGCCGATAATAAAATAGCTGAACAAAATGGTGAAACACCCCCCACCTTTGAGCCTTCTATAATGCCTGCACGCAATCCCCTGCCTAAAACTTGATTTGGATGTGTTAAGTTTTCTGTACGCAAGTCATAGATTGTTGTTGCACCGACACCAAATGCGCCAACTTCCATAACAAAAGTTTTGTCCATTCCGACATAACGACTTGCAGCATGGCTCGGGTTAGTAAAGTTTTCATTAATTTTTGCGCCAGTTGAACGGAAAGTATCACCACCTGCGCCAGTAGGCGCTGTGCCAAGATTTACAGTTTGATATGTCATTTTCTTACTCGCATAAAAAAAGCCCCTAAAAAGGGGCTTCAAAGGGGTTTAAATTAAGGGTAAAAAACTTGGGTGAATGTCGTTGAGATTTGCCAAACATCACCGCCAATTTGGCGAGGTTGGTATTCAGGACTAGTTTTTACACGGACTTCACCGTCTAACGGCGAATCCCACAGAAATGAGTCCGCGCCCTTATGTTGATCGAAGAATGCTTTGATTTGCATAATTTCAGCTTTATAAGCCGTTCTTTGATAAGTCCATTCTCCTGATCGGTTATTAATTCCAATCGAGATGTTTTGCTCATACCCATCACCAAATTTGCTTGATAACGTATTAAAGCGCTGGGTATTACTATTGCCATCTAAGTCACATTCAAATGTGAATTTAAGGTCGCTCATAAATTGAATCCATAAAAAACCGACCTCATTTTGGGTCGGTTTTAAGCTTTAATTGCAGCAATGATTTCGGGTAATTTCCACAAGAATATTGGGATGGAGATCATGAGTGATGATTTAAATACATCCCATAAAGTGTATTTTTCGTTCATTGAAAAACCTCAATCAACTTTGCGGTAGCATTAAGTATGTTTGAAAACTGCCAGATTAAAATTCCTATCAAAATAGATCCTGTTACTTTCCAGAAACCATGTTCTTTCATAATTACCTCTACTTTTTGCAGAACTATTGCTATAATTTCATGCATAGATACTTTTTCCTATTTGCTTAGGCGAGTGATGGAAAACAAAAAACCCTCGATTGCAGTCGAGGGTTTTTTGTATGTAAAAATATAAAAGGTGCTAAAAAAGCCCCTATTATATTGTTCTGTTTTTCTCGCTCTTAAATTTCCCCCCTTGGATATCCTGGGCGAATGGCCTAAAACACAAAATGAAAAACCCACTCATTCGAGTGGGTTACTTTGATAATAAACCGCCTTGTCGCTGTTGTTGACTTAAGTACTCATTGACATGCCGACCAATTGCCTCACCCAAACCTATAGGTTTATAAGCTACTGAATTAAGCGCTTGATATTGTTTCTCGTTCAAAACAAGAATCACACCATCAATATCTACAAGCCAATCATCGAATTGGATAGGGAAAGTTTCCCCATCTCGTTCATAAGTTACCTGAATACCCGCAACTCCACATTGCCCACTATATATTATTGCACCAGCAAGAAGGCTTGTGACATCTTCACAATTACCAGTGTATTGACCTGTTTTCTTAAATTGAATTGCTTTCATATTTCCTCCTTATAAAACAAAACCCCGCTAAGAGCGGGGTTTTTATTTCCTACTTGTTTAATTAGTTTGAACGCAATTTTGATATTTATGAGCTATTCCATCTAATGCTTCAATAACACCAGGTGCACGTGCTCCAGCCCATGTCCCAACCTGCCTAAAACCATTGTTACTTGATGTACCTGTATTTTGTTGAGCTCTCAAAATATTGCTCATTACAAATTGAACTTTATTTTCTTTAAGAGCAATTTTTGCATCATATTTAACAAAATCTGTAATAAGGCCTACTTGCTGCCCCTTTGTTTTTACATTGCCATTTGCAATAAATGTTTTTTCAGTTTCATCTAGAAATTTAAAAACAGACTTCCCTTGATGAACTTGTGTATTATTATTTTCATAATATCTACCCGTATATGCCCCTATGAAACTACCAGCTTGGTCATGTAGAACAATGTCATCATTTTGGAAAGTTTCTGCAGCACATAGTTTCAATTTGGAGAATGATTTACTCGTTGAATTAAAAGAATAATCAATTTTATCAATGTATGTATCCCCCGCTGAGCTAGCACTTATAGTTGATACATTATTTGGCAATTGAATTGGTGCAACTGAACACCCTCCAAGAATTGAAACAAAACCCAATAAAATAATCTTTTTCATGAAATTACCCCTATCTCTAGAGGTAATTTAACAAGTGGTTAATTAACTATCAATCTTAAATATATTAAGAAGAACAATTTACGCAACCACCTACAATAGAGTAGATTTCTTCCGAACCGTTAAAGTTCTAGCTTCAAATAAAAAAAAGAAACCTTTCAAAGCTTCTTTTTTAAACCTACCACCCTTGTCGTTTAGACATTCTAAATCTTTTTTCAATCTTAGCATCTACCATTTCCTCATTCTGTTTCTGATACTCTTTTAAGATAACTGTTAACTCCTTACCATCCCATCCAGATGTAGCTTCCACTTTTTCTGATGTTTTATTGATAATGGTAACAGTAGGTTGAGATTTCTCAGTTCTTCCGGTGTTAATAGCTTCGAATTGCCTATGCTCTCTAACTGTTGCAACTGCATCCGTTTGATTGTTTGATACATAGCCACCGTTAGCATAACCACTTGGTTTACTTTGACGCATGCTTTCAACAACGCTAACACCACCCCAGCGTTTGATATCTTCTTGCGACCATACGACTTCGCCTTTATGCACAATCCCTGCTGGAGTGTGTTTTAGGCCGTTACCTGTATAACCACCATCCGCAAATCCTTGCGGGGTTGCAGCTTGGATGAGAGATACAAATGTACCTGATTTAATTGTCGCGATCGCTGCTGCTGCCGCTTTTTGGTACCAAGTACCTGGCTCATTTGCATAAGCATCTGAAGCAGCTTTCCACATATTCATACCAGCTTGAGCTAAAGCAAAGGCCTTTTGAGTTGCAAATAAAGTTTTATAAGCTGCTGATGACTCTCCTAGAATTGCACCAAACATTCCTGTAAATGCCCCTGTCACCGCTTGAGCTTGTGATAACTGTAGATTCAATGAATCGTTCTGATAAGTTGATTCAATCAATTTCAAACGCTCAAAGTGTTCTTTCATGATTTGTTCACGTTGTGCATTCAGAGCTTCCAAATTTGCATTTGGATCTTGTTCCTGAGTTTCAATATCAGCAAGCTGACTATCAAATACTTTTTGAGAAGCATCATAACGGCTAAAGCGCTCCTGTTCTAAAGCGAATTGACCACTATTACCAGTGATACTCGCCTGAATACCACCCCAGTTTTGAACAGCATTATTCACTTTATCGCGTGTCTCTTTATCCTGATTGGCTTTAGATAATGCGATTAGCTTTTGCCGCTCTTCTATAGAAAGCTTGGTATTCTTAAGAATTTCCTCCCGTTCGAGTCTGTAACGTTCCTGCATGGCTTGGGTTTCTGTCAGTAGAGCTTGTTTAGCCTGAAAAAGACGTTGCTCTTGAGCAAGTTTTAGTAAACCTAATTCTTGTTGCTGCTGTAACTTAAACGAATCAATCGCAATTTTGCGCTGTTCTTCTGTTAATTTCCCCTCAGCAACCAGACGTAATGAATTGGTTTCATATGTGTAATCAAGCTTTTGTTCTTCAGTCCACTTATAACCATTTACTTCAAAATCAAATTGTTTTTGAGCTAATTTATCTTCAGCATCAAAACGCTCATTAATTTTTGGGATTAAATTTGATTGACCTAAAATGGTTGCTTTGTTGATTTCCTCCTCTCGTCTTTTGCTTCTAGCAACTGTTTCTGAGTCATATGTTGCCTGTAGCTGTTTAACTTCCTCAAGAGTTTTAGCGCGTGCCTTATATGCTTCATCTTCGAACTTCGAAAGATCGCCGATTGCTTTTGAGGCTGCTTCGGGGTTATCTCCTAAAATTTTACTAAGCTGATTATAGTAAGAGTCTTGTTTGGCTAAATGCTGTGAAGCTTTATCTTTGCCAAGCTTTTTCCCTTCATAATCCCACCCGATAAAATTTTTCCCCACGATTTTTTCTAAACTTCGATAGTCTAAATCATCATTAAGAAGAGCGGCTTTAGATTTGCTATAACTTTTATTAGTCATAACCTCTTGCAATAAAAACTTAGCTTGCGCATCTAAAGCATCTTGGGTTTGCTGGATTTTTCCATTTTTATCTAAAACACCTTGTCCCTGCAAGGACTGCATGAGTTTAGTTGAGCGAGTCTTTTGCCAAGAAATAAATCCAGTATTTGTATAACCATTATTTTCATCCTTATGGCTACCAAACATTGCCTCATTTCTAAAATCATTCTCGCGCCCAACTTGAGCTGTCATTACTCGTGCTTGCTTATCTCCCAATCCAGCATTACGGAAAGCCTGATATACACGAAGCATATTTCTCACTCGCTCATTATTCCCTGCAAGTAGAACAGCTTGTTTGGCAGACTCTTTGGTTTGCTTTCTTTTAGCTTCAGTTAATTTATCTTCTCGCTCCTGTTGTTCTTCGATGATCTTGAGATTTCTAAGTGCGCTATCAATTTCATCTTTAGACAAAATCGCACTCATTCCTTTAGCTTTTTGCAGTTCTAAAATGGCATTAGCTTGAGCAACGGTGTAACCTTTATCAAGCCATCCTGATTTATAGATTGAGTCAATAACGCTATCTTTTTGCTTGGCTTGATAATCTTGTAAAGCCTTTGTTGCCTTTTCAGCCTCACTAGCAGTATTCCCCAAAGCATCCGCTTGCTGTTGATGCTGAGCTGCTGCATTCTGGGCTTTATTACCGGTTAAAGTTACTTCAACACCGAAGATTTTTAACTTGTCAGCAGATTGAGCTACTTTAACTGAATTTTGATCATATTGGGCAGCTTGCTTTTTAAGATTTTCATATAGATCTGTAGGCAACTTAATTTTATTTAAGCGTTCTATGGCTTCTGTATAGCTGATAGTACCTTTACGTGCCTCTTGAGAAATTTTTTCAACTTCCCAATTGCCACGAGCATAGTTTTCGATATCAATTAATGCAGATGCAACAGAACGTGACGATTTCTCTAATGCTTCATTCTGGGCATTAAATGCAGCTGTTAGATCATTAACAGCTTTTGTCTTATCATTGCCAGCTAATTTTTTTAAAGCCTCATCTGTTCTCTCAGCAACTTTTGCTTGTTCTTCAAGCTTTTTATTAGCTTCAGCTGTGTTGTCTCGCATTAATAAATATCCAGCTGCTAAACTTGCTACTGTAATCCCAATACCAACTGGACCACCAAGTAAACCTAAAAGCCGTGATCCTATCCCTACACTTGCCGCACCAGCTGCTGCTGATCTTGATTGAGCTACAGCCAATGCATCTTCAGCAAGTGCCAATTCTCTTGTAACTTGAGCCTCAATTTTCTTTAACTCAGCCATACGAGTTAATGTAGCAGCACGGCCTTTTTCAGAGATTTGGGATTTTAAGCGCTGTACTTCCAAAGCTTTCTCAGCCGCAATAGCAGCTAAAGTTGCTTGAGTATTTGCAACAACGGCTTGAGTGCTAATTACTTGTTGAGCAGCAGCAGCGCGCTCGGCCTGAATTGCAGTATACTGCGTTACGGTTTGAGCAGCTAATTCCTTAATTTTTGCAGCTACAGCAACACCTGAGGCATAAATTGCAGGAATGTAGGTTCCAAGCCAATAAGCACCACCAACCATCATTGCAGAAGTTAAAACATCTAGGTTTCCGGCTAAAGTCTGAATGTTGCCCGCTAAAACTTGTGCTGCACCTGAGCCCTTTCCTGACTCCCCAACAAATTTAGTAATCTCGTTGTTGAGCAGCGTCAAAGACTGTCCAATAGTGATATCGGTTTTTGCAAAGAGTGCATCAACATCTTTTTCTACATTTCGGAGTGCTTTTACAATCTCTTGAGATGTAATTTTCCCTTCAGCCGCAACTGAACGCAATTCGCCTACGGTGATTCCCATACCCTGAGCAATTGCTTTTGCTAATGCAGGGGTTTGCTCCATTACAGAGTTAAGTTCTTCACCACGCAAGGTTCCACTTGCTAATGCTTGTCCAAACTGAACTAAAGCAGCATCAGCTGCTGATGCACTCGCCCCACTGATAGCAACAGCTTTAGACACTGTTTCAGTTAAACGAGCAGTGTCATCCATTGTGAGATTAAGTGTTTTTGCATTATCACTAAAACGTTGATACACCTGCAATACAGAATCCCAAGCTGAATATGTCTTTTGAGCAATTCGGAAAGTGTCCTCAGTAGCCTTATTTAGCTCAACTTGGTTGTTAGTCACTAACTTAAGGCGGTTCTGAAGCCCTGTGTAAGTGTCCATATTATTAATGGCAGCACTTACAGTAACCAATCCAGCCATGTAGCCAGCAAGTTGACGCGTTGCCACAGACAAACTATCCATTGATTTACTTGCAAAGTCGCCTTTGCGCTCAATGCTATCCAGCTCATTGCCTAGATTGCGTGCATTTCGCTCTGCATTTTTAGCATCAATTACAATGACCAAACGGGATTCTTGTGCCATCTTACTTTCCTCTAGGCAATAAAAAACCCACTCAATGAGTGGGTTTGTGAATAAAGTTGCTTTACCAATCAGCATTAACTTTTTGTTGAGTTTTGATCTTTTCAGCCATTTGATCAGATGATTTATTTAATTCATCCATAATTATTTTAGCTGATGGATAATTTTCGGTAATAGTACGATTGGTTTCACTATAGCGAACTCCGCTAATTACCTGTGCTGGTTTATAGTGAGTAAGATTATCGTAACTTACTTTCATTTTCCCATCTTTTGTATCTACGCGCACTGTGAAATCTACTCGATCACCAGCAGTAACAGTCATACAATCAGCAAACCCAGAACAACGGTATGGCATATTACCTTTGCCAATAATTGAACCCGTAGTCTTATCTTCGTACTGAATTACTGCATTTGCTGAGCGAAAAGCTGTTGCAAACCATTGACGTGCGCCATCATAAATTTGGCCTTGCTTTAATCCATCTATTTGATAAACCTTTTCAAACTTTACAGGTTCTGATGGTTGCTGAGGGGTAGTAGCACACCCAACTAATCCCAAACTCAATAATCCAGTTGCCAATAATTTTTTCATGAATTTCACCGTTTGTTATAAAGTGTACTTTAACAAACTGGTTACTAAATGTCACATAAAGCAAAACCACCCGAAGGTGGTTTCTATCAAATAAAACTAACTAAGCTATTTCACAATTGGTTTGATGCCATGAATGGTTATTTCCATATGAAAAACTAATTTCACTTGGTACTAAAGTTCGTTCCTGATGATTTAATGACTCAATCATATTTCTTAGTTTGCCATCACCTTGAACATGCTCTTTATATAATGCACGAAGTAATAGCTCAGTAGGTTTACCAATTAAACCGCGATCAGCTTCCCAATGTCTAATACTAGTCTCACTGACTCCTAAAAGCCCAGCAAGATTTTTCTGTGACAAGTTTAGTTCTTTTCGTAAAAAACGAATTTCCTCACCATTCAAGTCAGGCTTTTGCGTAATTAAGAACAACCCAATGGCATTATGAAGCTCATGAACAGATTCAATAGATACGAGTTCACCATAGTCTTCATCATTTTCAATTGTAAATCCATTGCGCAGCCAAATATTGCTCAGACCGCATTCTTCATAGTGATACATAATTTAGCCTACTCTCTAAATGTAGTGACTACTACTGAGAATTCACCGTTCTCGCTCTGCTTGATTGCAACAGCTGTTGTTATGTATTCGCCTGCAGTGCGAACAGAAACATTTAACTGGCAATCACCACGAGTATTTGGGTACGGCCCCTCAGTAATATCTCCATGCTCAAAACAGCAAATAATTTGCTTCATAGAGATACAGCGTTCTTTCATTCTTTCTTTTGCATGTGCAGTTAACTTGATTTTGCTAGTATCTCTAGCAAATGCTCTAAGTTTTTGTTTAGCTTCAGTTAATGTTAAACACATACAAGCAAACACCAAGGTTCTCGGAAAGAGTAAAAGAATGCTGAACCGTCAAATATTGACGGTAAGGTGATTATTCATCATTTGATAATCACGCGCAATACCTTAAAGGTAATTTTCTGTCAATCCAGATCAAGTATTTTGTAACATCAAGTGCGCTATATCACGTCGCAAAGTCTAAGATATGTACCGAAAGTCAGCATTTAAGTCTTCGTCGCTCGTTGCGTCGCCTTCTTATGCGCCTCATCCAAGAACATATCGTCAAGCGTAAAGATACAGTCATTAAAGATGTAACGCTCAACTGGTAAATCATATTGCTCAACATAAGCATTAATTGCGGAAATATCTAGCGCCAGAGGAACACCTTGTTCATAGCGTCTAGATCGTGCAATGGTGTTATATGCAGACAGAATTACATTAGCTACATACGAATAGTCAGGCGCATCAGGAAGCTTTACACCGAGGGCTTCTCTTTGCTTTTTTTCGTGGTCCGTGAGCCCTGCGTACTTGTTCGCGAAGGTGTAGAGGGTTGTGACTTTCCCACAACATCATCTCGATATTGGTTCGCATCTGATTGAATCTTTTCTGATTCAGTTCGAATAAAGGACCAGAGAGAAACCCCTAAATCGCCCATGTTAAGCAATTTCGTAGCATTCTCTGCATTGTATGCAGGTTCGGACTTTAACTGTTCGCCATTAGGACCTTCTTCGACAAATACAACACCCTTCCAGTCTTCAATTAAATGGCATGCAACTGCTTCCAATAGTAATTCATGAAAGAGTTTGTCATCGGGTGAAGCTTTAGCAACATCAAATCCTTTAGCTGTGATTTGGTTATTCGCACGTTCTAAAGCTACTTGATAAGGCTTATATCCAATGCCTCGGATTTTGAACTCAGCAAGCACATTACCTTCTTCATCTTTATATTCGCGCCACAAACTAACGTCTTTATTTCTTTGAATATTGACTTCAAGAGCCATGTTATATCTCCAAATAAGAAGGCAGCAATAAAGCTGCCAAATCAGTATTAAGGTGTAACTGGCGCAATCACACGAGTAATAACCGGCGATACGCGAATATGGTTGTAGTTAATGTCGACTGTGATGGTGTCTTCTCCACCGCCATCAGGGTGATTAGCTTCAGCCACTTCTAATTGTGGGAACTGGAATGCATAACCATTACCTGCATCATCTTCAATAGAGAATTCTAGCGGCATGGTGTCACGGGTTTTAATGAAGTCGATATATGCTGCCGATTGAGCCGAGAACATGTATTGAGTGTTGACGGTGATATCAACAATCTTCTCGAGATAAGTCGTTGCAGTGAGCTTTTTAGAGCCAATACAACGGATTGCTTCCATATTGTTGTTAATGGTCAATTCAAGAGACTGCATACAAGCAGTTCCGACAACTGTTTCACCATTAACTTTAAGATCACCGACGTTAAGCGCTGAAACAAGGACTAATTCAGGGACTGGTAAAGGCGAAATAACAGGGTTTGTAGTAGTGCGCTCAAACAGAGTGCCCATCAAACCAAATGTAGCTGTGATTTTGCCAGTAGTAGCAATAGACATCGTAGCTTCATTTATGCGTACACCACGGTAAATAAATACCTGGTTAATATCTTCAAAAACTTTGACGAAGGTAAATGTCTTTCGCACATTACCGCCAAAGTTAAGAACATCACTGGCCCAGTTATTCATTGCAACTGCTGACCAGAAGTCATCAAACAAGCCAATAGATAATTCAACTTCTAAAGAACCTGTGATTTCTGCTTCGGTAGCCATGCCACCTTGACGGAATCGCGAATCGACCACACTGTTTGATGATTCAGTGGTGACGTTTTCAGTTAAGCCATCAGTAACTCGGCGTACGGTTTTCCAAACTGGAGTAGTTGGTAATACTTCGGGGGTTTGTTCCTCTGCATAATAGAGGCGAATCTTTGCACCAGAACTCATCTAAGTTCTCCTTAATTTTCGGGCATTAAAAAGCCCTCGAATTGAGGGCGTAGTTTTGATTAGGGGGTCACATTTCAAATGCTACCCATTGATTGAAGAAGTGATGGTTGGAGTTCCATCTCAAGTTGAGATAACTCTTTTTCTAAAACTGGCTTTTCATCACGCCAAGCTCGCATATCACGTGCTGAGCAACTAATGTGGTCTTTTTTGGATTGATATTCATGACTTACAGAGTTGTATCTAGCCCATTTAGATTGAAAGACTTGGCTAAGTTGATTAGCCATCCAGTTAAAGGCATTAATAAATTCGATTTTAGTTTTCATGGCCTTTTCGCCAGTAAAACCCATAACAAGCAACATGAACCCGTCTTTTGAAATTCTAAAGAAAGGAGTTTTGCGTTCTGTGTTTCCTATCTTCTTGTTTTCAAAGGTTAATCCAAAATTGGATTTAGCAAATTCTTCACCACATTGCTTAATGATTTTCTTAATATCTCGCATTACATGGCTGTGGCTCTTATTAAAGGCCTCTGCTACTGCATAACTTGTTGTTTTTGGCTCGCCATTATCATTGGTAACCAAAGCTCGTAAATTCAGTGTTGTCATCATGTTCATAAGATTTCCTCTTACTTACTCATGTTCAAAGAAAAGAACTGGCAGGCACACTGAACATGAAAAGCGTGCTTTTCGGGGATCAGCCTAGCCAGTGTTCGCCTGAATTTCAGGCATAAAAAAACCTGCCGCTAAGGACAGGTTCGTTTAAAAGTAAATTAGGTTGGTTTTGAGATTAAGGCTTGTAATCTAGGTCCACTGAAACACCAGTGACAATGTTTTGTTTTGGACCACCTAAACAGTGATTACTTGCAAGGCGGATATTTACATCTGAGATGCAAAGTTTATTTTCTCTTTGCCATTTTTGAAGCTCCGCACCCATCGTGTCGTGTAAGTGACGCTCAAGCTCTTGGCGTTTAATTTCAATTTCTTCTAATGTCAGCATGCAAGACATATCAATTCACTCTGTATCCGATCGTAATATTATATTGAACAAAGTCAGCATCTTGACCGGAATAAATTGATTGTCCATTCAAACATTCTAAATGTTCGACTGAGAAATATTCAAAATGTGCCAGCAATGCATCACTAAGTTCTGTTATTTCCCTGTCTCCAGTATTAGGACGGGCAAAACATTGAATTAAGATATTCCCAGTACGGCGTGTACACGGCTTATTTCCTAGTCCAGCAATAAAACTTGGTCCTCCCGTAATGGTTAAACGACACCACACACCTTTTGTTGGTACCGTAAAACCTGGTGCATTTGGATACTGGATTCTATCTTGAGAAATCCCTGTAAAACTCATCATTCGGTCCACGATAGCTTGTCTAGCTTGCTCTAAAGTCATTGCCATTTTAGCCACCGTACTTTTGAGTAATATAAGTAAACGTTGTGCTATAAATGCCCTGCGGTGCTTGATCGGACCAACCGTTTTCTAAACGCTCAGCATATGGCTGATTGTTTTGAATATAGATCAAACTCCCTAACTTAAACTTAACAGCTTGAATCGCGGCATCTTGCACCGCATTTGTAGAAGGCTCTCGCACACCGTAATCACCAGATCCAATAGAAACAATATGCGATGCCCGATAAGCTCCAGTATCAACAGGACTTGAAACAACGAGTGATTGCACTGTATCCATAGTGATTTTCTTTACATGCTCATCTGCCTGTTTCTCAACTTCAAAACTAAAGCTGCTCGGCCTTGCTCCCTTCCACCCCATGATTTACCTCACTAGCTTCGAACATTTCAAATAGGTCTTGAGCGATTGCCCGAATCGAATATGCTTCACACTCTACACTTGGCTCTCGCTCACCCATTCTCCGTTTTACTATTTGCCAGATATGAACGGCTTCATGTAAAAGCAATCCATAAACTTGAATTTGATCTTTATCTTCAGTATCACCGATCTGGACAATCGCATATGCACCATCAGAAAAAGTACTAACCTGTGCATCTGCTCCCATATCCAAAAATTGATCGGCTTTATCCATATCTTCAAATAACAAATCCATGTGTAGTTGATTTCGAGCAAGCGTGTACTGCACATGTTGGAATGGCGATATATACCATTCAGGAACATAATCAGAATTAACCATGGTTTAACCTGTTAACTCGGTAAAGGCGTTTCAGTCGCTTCTCTACCATCAAATGAGTTATGAATAAAAATGCCATCCTCATATTTGGGATGGCATTCGCAATGTATTAATGAATGGGGCTTAAGATCGTCATCAGGAACTACCTGAACGCTGTCATAAACTTCAAGTGCAGTCCAAGTCATTTTTGCTCCAATAAAAAACCCACCGAAGTGGGCTTTGAATTATTCAAAAAGTGGTATTTCGCCTCTAAATTGTGGAAACTCTAATAATGCTATTGCTCTAATTTCCTCTGCCAGAACGGAATCACCATCATTATGTTTTCCAATATTAAGATAATAATTTTTATGATTGTGTATATGATAAATAATCCATTCACCTGTTAGTTTTCCGTTTTCTATACGATCCAGATATTGCTTACTAGAGCTTAAGTAAGCCAACTTTGAAACTTTTTCATTTAAAGTTAAATTGGGATCATTATAAATATCTATAAAATCCTTATAAAAATTGGGGTTTGAATTGATCTGACTCTTAATATTTAAAGACATTGAACTTAACCCGATTTGTTCAAAGTGTTTATGCCACAAACCCTTCAATGGCATATATTTAAACAGAGTAGGTGGTTTCATTCTTTTGTAATTTATATCTGGATTTTCTAAGTTCCTCATTTCACTTAAGATCATATCTATATTAGCCCCCCTAAAGAATGCATAGAACATTTTTATTAGGAAAACTGAAGTAAATCTTGATTCGGTAATTTCTTCAAAATCACTATTCATAACTAAATGAAAAAATAAATGAACTTCATCCTGAAGATGGTCATTATTGGCTTTTATATTTTCATATATTTTTTCGACTCTACTCATAATATCCCCCTGCTCAGAGGGATATTAGATCAAGTATTTAAACCTTTCTCAACTGACATTTCCAAATAGTTGCAGCGGGATCCTGTTGAATGTGTTTGACACGAAAAGTACCTAAGGCTGTTAGCCATTCATCATCTATTTTCGGCACCATGGTTACTTCATTCTGCAGCACTGTAGCCTTTTTATCTGTGGCCAGTACTCCAAGCGTCTGAATCTCATATTGACTGTATGAGCCGAACAGAACACCACGCCCTTCATAATGCTCAATGACGTTTTCAGAGGTATTTGTCTTAGGGTTCCAGTTGGTACTAATAACGCGGTCACAAGTAAAAGAATGAACGGTGTCCGCTAACTCATCATTAAATGCTTCAGCAATATCTGCCTGAATTTCGTCACGTAAACTCATTAGATTTTCCTGACAAAAAATACAGCTTTTCGTTTGCTGTAAGGCTTAATCAAATCAAGAATGAATTGCTCAATCGCACTAAGTTTTACTGATCCGTCCTGATATTCCTTTTCAGTTTCAACCGTATCAGCTTTGACTTTCTTACGTTTTAGTGCCTGTTCTTGCCCTTGATATAGATCACCTTTCATAATGCCCTTGATGATTTGATAGGAGGCCGTTTTTAAAGGTTCAGGTACTTGGGTAGCATCTTCATAAAGCTTAACGTTACGTGCTAATAGATAAGCTTCAGCCATCTGAAGGTATTGAGCCTTATCACTGGCAGATAAAGCATCAAAGCCTTCAACATGTTCTATCGCTTCTTGTTCAGTGATAAAGCTCATGAATTATTCCTTTGGAATTAATGCTAAAAGTTCATCTTTTTTAGCACCTGCTTCAAATGCAATGCCTTTTTCAGTCAAGACCGCACGCAACTCATCAACTTTTAAACCAGCATAGTTAATTGGTTGTGGTTGAGTATCACTTGGTTTTTGGTCATCTTCAGGTGTTTGACCACCTTCACCTGATTCAAGTTCAGCAATACGTGCTTTCATTGCTTCAGGATCATTTTGGAAAGCAATGAATTCACCTTTCAAAGTTGCCAGTTGTTCTTCGAGTTCAGCAATTTTTGTTTCTGTCATTTGTTGTCTTTCCCGTGCACGGTTAAATGATGAAAGTCCCATATGTGGATCTCCAAAAAGATAAGGCGGTGTTACCCGCCTTTTTGTTATTTGATCTTGTGCTTGAATGCCACAATACGGATCTGTTTAGGATCGTAGACACGTTCCCAGTTATCGGCTGTAGCAAGACCGGCATTATTAGGTGCAATACCTGTCGCACCTGCCCATTTAATGCCACGAGGATGTAGTACAAAGTGACGGCGGTTAATAAGAATGTCAGTACCCGCTAAACTATCACGGTCAGTCTCTACACCAACCGGTGCTCCAATATCTTGGAAACCAATCGCACCTTGGCCAAACAAGAAAGAGGTAAAGACATCACCTTCAACCGGCATACCATCATCAACGATCACACGACGGTCCATAAAGGTTTTGTAGAGAACCACACCATCAGCATCTCGAACAGTTTCGATTAAGCCTTGCTTAGCTAAAGCCGCCATGGTTGCCGAGTGCATTGCAATTGCCGTTAATTTATCTACGGCATCACCCAACTTATAAGAAGCATCAACAAAAGATACCCCATCAATTACAGCTGCAGCTCCAGTTCCAGCCGAAATATCATGGGTATTACCTGCCATGCTGGCCGCCCCGAATACACCTTTAAGGGTATTTACGGTAAAACCTTGAAACTCACGCGACCAGTAATCTGCCACCAGATCACCAACCGCACCAAGTGGATCGTCACCAGATAATGCTTTAGCCAAATCATTAGCGCCCCATGCTTTACCACGTGCATGAAGAATCGCAATGTCCTTGCCTGAAGTGATGTTATTTACAGATAAAGGTTTTGAATCTGAAAGTACTTCTGACTCACCGCTTAAATCATTCCAGAATGGGATATTTACAGTAGTACCACCCTCTGTTCCGAAAGCCACATCTACATCCAAATCCCCAACAATGCCAGACTGCCATAATGCAGACTTTTCGGCAGTTTTATTTAATACGTACGGAGTGAATAACTCGGGTACGATTACATCAGCAATTTTTGTCTCAGCCATTAGGCTTTACTCCTTAAAGTTTAATACCGTGTTTTGCCGCTAACTCTTTAGCTAGTTGCGGATTTTCATTACGTAATTGCGCCAATTTGGTCATATTTACCGAGCCATCTGCTTTGAGAATGTCTGGCTGACCTTTTGAATTGTTACTACCTGGTGCGCCCATACCATTTGGTTTTGGCCAGTAATACGGTTTTTGCTCGCGTAGAGATTCAACCCATTCTTTTGGGGTCATCGGTGTCTGGCCGTCTTTACCAATGACTACTTCCCCGTTTTCATCAACTGCCACAGCTTTGCCGTTTTCATCTAATGCAAACTTTGACTGAGCTAAAAAGGCGATATCAGGAGTCGCTTCTGGCAATGCTTCAAGTTCAATAGCAGCCTGTACAATTTGACTCTGTACCACTGATTTCTTGAATTTCTCGGCATATGCTTCAGCTTTATCAGCACGTTCTTTTTCGGCTTTCAGTAACTTTTCATGTTCTTCACGCATCTTCTCGGTGCGCTTCTGAATCACTTCGTTAACCTTGCCTTCCGCGATTAATTTGGCTTCTTCGTCTTGGTCAATTTGGGCAAAGACTTTTTTAACAATTTCAGGATCAATCCCTTCAAATTGTTTCTGAAGCTTTTGAAGTTCCAATTTTGCATTCTTAGCAGCATCTCGCTCGCTTTGAAGTGCAGTTTTCAAACCTTTTGGATCTTCATAACCTTCCAAGTCAAGGCGAAACTTCCCGTTTTCCTCAACATATAGAGCGTGGTGCTCTTCTTTGATTGCATCAAGTGAATCAACAATAAATGGCAATGACATGTTCAAACCTCTCGTTTGATTGGGGTAAAGCCTTATCTCAAGGCATTAAAAAAGCGCCCCTAACGACGCTAAATTTCGATAAAAAACTTAGAAGGTTGTTGTAAATAAACGGTAGCCTTCTAGCTCCCAAAGTTTATTTTCTGCTAGCTTTTCCGCGTTTCCGCGAGCCATACGTTCACCAATTTCAGCATCAAAGTTTTCAGCATTCACACATGCACTAAAACCCGTTGCTAGAAAAAACTTTCCATCTAAAAATGCATGGACAAAAGTAGATGTCGTGCCACCGGGGCGTTGCTCAACCGTATATGTAACACGCTCCATCAATGAATCAATTTGCGCTTTAGTTACTCGGGGGCCTACTGACTTTTCAGCTAACTCTTGCTCTGTTACTTCTTTGGTCATTTTCTTTTCACACAAAAAAAGCACCCGAAGGTGCTATGGTTGAAATGTTATTTAGCGTTTCCGCTTTAAGTAATCTTTAAAATGCTTGTTTCTTTGCCAGTACATAAGCCCACTGACAATGAAGATTGATACAAAAATAAATTCTGGACTAATACTCATAATCCTAACCTATTAATAATTTATTTAACCTTTCGCTACGTTTCCTTTGCACCCCAAACCTTTTGTCTAGGTTCGTCACCAACCAAGCGGACTCCTTGAGGACCACCTACATCAAATGTTGCCGTGATAGTCGCTGGACCCTCAAAAACACTACAATTCATTTTTACAGCGGTTAATCCAGCTAATGGAATACCTGTTTCCTCGTCACAAAGAGCAAGATGAGAAGATTTATCTGAAACTCTTTTAAGTACCAAATGTCTAACTTTTGATTCACTCATAAGCCAAACTCCATAAATGACAAAAGCGCCATTTGGGCGCTTATATAGGTGAAAATTGTGTCTTAAGTGAGTTTAGAATTACCTGTAATCGGCAATAATTACTCACAGTTAAATCCAGTTCCAACAAGGTCTTTTTTCAAATTTGAAACGAGATTTTGTTGTTCCTGCTGTTGTCCACTAAGATAATTTTTATCTAGAGTCTCTGCACCATCAATAGATTTATAAAGCTCTTTAGATTCCTCTAAATTGTCTTTTAAAAACGTGGTGAGGTTTAGTTTCGCCTGGGCAGCTCTACATAAATTATTTTTAGCTTCTAAACCTTGAGTAGCCTGTTTTACTTGACCAGTTGCAGGATCAAAAGAATATGCATTTGCCATTGCTGACTCCAAAGCTTCAGACAATCGATCATATTCTTTAAGATATTTTTGACTTGGTTCAGCTAAACAAGTGATGGAAATTAGGGTTAGACATACAAAAGCTATTGTTTTCATATTGTATAAATTCTGATGTTTTAAAAAATATAACATAAGAAAAATTACAGACCCAACTTTTTAAAAGCTTTTTCATCCACCTTTCTCAAATCATCTAAGCTATATAAACGGCCTTCAGGATCAAAGAACTTATCAAAATCAAATTTCCCATCTTTATAGAGCTTAAAGCGCTTTGGCCCTAGCCACTCCCTTTGAAAGAAATCATCTGTTTTCTTAAAGAACTCTTTAAATGTAGTGTTGGCATCTAGCTGCCCTATTAATTGGCTCCGCTCATCTTTTGGAATGTCTTTAACTCGACGTTCGTCCATGACAAATGGCCGTTCACCAACTAATTTCCCGTCTTTCTCTACGGGCACCAGAATACTGCGGCAATTTGGATGCAACGGCGGTACCCGCTTTGCTGGGTCATTCACTTCCCAAACAGATCCGTCCAAAGAAGCACATAATTTCGTTGTTCTACCATCTAAGACACTGACAAAACGTACATACTCAAAACCGATTTTATTGAAAGTGTCTAAATATGCTTGATTGGCCACATGACTACGAACTGTCCTCACTGTACGATCGATATCAGTCTTAGAGCTACTTAAAAGCCCATCCTCATAATTAAGCCGTTTGGTACCACGAATGCGCTGAACTATTTCCTGATTTGTTTTACCTGAGTTGATACCATCCCGAATTGCATACTCAACCTTTTGACGGGCATTTTCAGCAATTCTGGATAGCAGATCATCAACAAGAGCCCCACCTACCAATGGTATTTTTTTAGCTGCGGCATATAGCTTTTCACCATTTGGCTTTTTGATCTTGCCACCATATAGCTTCGCCGTGTAATTGGCTTCATAAACAGCCAAGGCAGTAGCAGAAACAGCGAAAGCTTCAGGTAATGCAGTATTTAGTCCTATAAACCACTGAGCAATCAGATCACGTACTTCCTTCAGATTTGACGTTGTGTACTGCCCACTTGCTAGAGCCATCTTTTCAGAATCATTTAATTCATCAAGCAAATCCCGAAGCTTTGCCAACATTAATGCTGACTCATCATTAAAGATTTTTAATAGCTCATTAACAGATTGAGAAGACACCCGATATAAATACGCCTGATGTTGGGTAAGTACTTCAATCAATGATTTATCTTCTTTTGAAGCCATACATCACCTCTACAAAGGAGTGTTATCACGCTCTATTTCTACCCGCTTCACTTCTTCCTGATAGTCGTGAGCTGGTAATTTACCTGTCATCAGGTATTCCCAATATGTGCGGAAAGAGTTTTTCCCTGAAATAGCACCCTCATAAAGCTGTTTTGCAAGATTAATATCCGTGACCTGCACAATAAACTCAGGTTCAACCGTAAATGAATATTTTGTCGAATCCAGCTTTAACCACTGCGCTGCATACTTAATGGCTTGTTCAATTGCTGCAGCTGCACACATCACGATACTGTGAAGACTTGCTTGCTGATCGTCTTGCCGTGCACGGCGCGCTTCACCTGATTCCTGTGTATTGGTATCAACTACTTTAGCCCCAGCTTCTAATGCTGAATTTTTTTGCGCATCCATTTCCTTTTTAGTGAGTTCAATGCCGTTACCTGAAATTTCTAAATAACCACATTGTGAATTTGGAGGAAGACTCCAGACAGCCATAACACCAGTAACGCTAATATCTTCATTACCCTCAAGTCCATTAATCCAAGGCTGCGGATGAGCTGTATGGTGAAGTGACTGGTAATAATCTGCACTAAGTTGGTAATACTTCAGAGCAGCCTTGGCCATTGTCAAAAGCGGTATGGTACCTACATCCGGAGAATTACTAGTGGCACCGCAGAAAACAAATGGTGTGAAAGAAAGTTGATTACCGCCGAGATCGGGAGTTTTATCCTCCACATTTGAACCATCGAACAATCGGACCGCTAATGCTCCATCATCCATAGATAGAACGCGGTGAACCGTTTTAGTTTCGTGCCCGAATTCATCTTCACTATTATCAAATTGCTCCTCGAGCACTAACAGTTTTAGATCTTTACGACCACCGATACTGTTTTCCTTCCAGTTGATAATAGATAACGCATCATATAAGGCGAAATATGGCACTCCGTTAGCATCAACATCGACAAGCAGCCCACAGCGCCCAAACTCTAGCAACTCTGAACAAATGCGAATAAAGAGATGTTTAAGCCCAAAACCGTCATTTGTTGCATTCTCTATCAATCCTTTAAGTAGAGAACTTTCAATCACAATATTCGGCTCAAGCTTTGAAACTAACCCGATCATTGTGCGTAATGCGTCCTGAACCCATAGCGGATACTGAGCTCGACTTAGATAGGCCTTATAAATCTCTCCAGTCGTATCACCTTGCTTTTCAGCCTCAATCATTCCGGCCGATTTAGCTAGGTACTTTGTTTGTGCCTGTTTGATCTGCTCTTCACCAGCAACGGCGTCACGCATAATCAACCAGCTTTTTTGTGCAGCAATATACTGCGGATGTTTATCAGTAACTGCCATAAAAACACCAATAAAAAAGCACCTGAAAAGGTGCGTTGTTTAAGACATTCCGCGAATCCTTCGAACTCCAACAGATTTCTTGTCGATCGGGAATAAATAAGCGATTGGATATGTACCTGCATCATTCATATGGTCAAAACCGGCACTCTTATCCGGCTGCCCATAATCATCATAGATTTGACGCTCTAAGCATTTAGCAAAGTGTGGGCATTTATCTACATTCACAAACAATCTGCGCTCCGATAACGTATTGCACAGCATACCGTTCATGGAATTAATGCGATCTTTAACGGCTGGGTTTCTACTGTTCACATGAACTTTAAAACCAGCCTTTCTAAGTAGCGCCAGATCCGTTTCACTAGCATTGCTCGACTTCCGGTTCTCACCAGATGCATCGGGATAAACTGCGACTTCATGATTAGGATATCGTTCTTGGATAGCCTCAATCATTGCCGGAGTATCGAACAGATTTACGAACTCATCGACCGCATGCATATGTTCACCACGGCGAACATACACAACTGCAGCCATCTTGGTAACGTTAAAGTCCATCCCAACATGAAGTACATCATTAGGCTTAACTGTTTCAGTTGATGCGTTCAGCAACCGGTTAAAACAGTAGTAGATAACGCCCTGATAGCTCTCAAAGCTTGCTTCATATTCCTGACTAAAAGTCTTAGGATCCATTTTGCGCTTAGCAACAATGATCTCAGACTCGGGAATATTTCCACCCTGAAGCGATGTATAAGAAAAGCTTTTACAATCTGGTTCATGACCGGGCTGACCATCCATGAATGTGTCATAACAATGGTTAAAGCCTTTAGGTGTTCCAATACGTAAAACATGGCCACCGACTCGCTGCTCTCCATTCACCATATATTTGCAAGTAGAAAGCATCGGGCGAAGTACTTCCTCCCATGCAGCCCATTTACAGTCAGCCCATTCATCAATAATTAAGAAAAATAAACCAGATCCACGAAGATCATCATAGTTATCTAGACCTACAACTCGGATGATATGGCCACTTCTTAAAGTAATTGAACATTCAGTTTCATTCGGCTTTCCAGCACGCCAAGAAGCTGGAATTGCCTGTTTTAATCGCTTCCAGAAAACCCGTTTAGCTTGCTTAAATGTAGGCGCTGCATACCAGATCTCATCCTCGACAGAAACATTCCATTTTGCGGCAAGTCTGGCTGCTCTTCGCATTTCCGCTTTGGCCAAGAAAGTCTTACCAAAACGTCGACCACAAACAGCATCACGGAATCGGGCTTCTTTTTGCCAACCCCATAAATAGATGTTTGCTTGTTTAGGTGTTAATTGAACTGAACCTTCTGGGGGATTAAAGAATTGGCTCATTTGGTATCTCCTCATCAGGATTCAGCACAAGCTTGTAATCCTCTTCAGGTGGACGATACTCAGGGGGATTCACTTCACGCTGTAACTTCTGAAGTTCGAGCTTTTTAATCTCAAGTTCTACTTCAGCTTTGGTTTGGTTCGCTTCAGGATTACCACCTTTATTATTTTGTTCTCCCCTTTTGTCATAAAACCCTTTCATGATCTTTTGTATTTGGTCCACGATCTTAATTGTCATGGTCACATTGTTTTTTTTAGTCCAAAGCAAATCACTTAAAATCTTCAACTGAACAATGTCATTTGCTCCACTGATTTTATTTAGTGGCTGGCTCAAATACTCTTCCCGTGTTTTTTCGAAAATTTCTTTGAGCTCCTTACTTAAGTCTCTACCAGCAAACTTTGTAGGGTCGTATGACTCTACCTGCTGTCTCGAAACATCAATGTCAAATTCTTCCTTGACGAGACTTACTGTTTCTTGAGGGGTATTAAACACAGCAAGCGATTGTACAATAAAGAGTTTCTGCTTTTTGTTTAACGTCGCCATTTCTCTCTATCCGTCAAGGTACGTCAAGGAAACATGGCAAAAAAAATGAGCCAGAAGGCTCAACTTATTAAACATGTCCCGCAGCACTTTGAAATATTCACATCTGATACAAACGGCGCTTGCTTCGCCACTTCAATTAGTCGCTTCACGCTTTCGTCCGCTCCCCATCTTTTAACTACGCCAACAAATTCTTCAACATCATGGCCTGCTAAATAGTGTTTAGGCAAACCAGTCATTTCACTGATTAACGGATCACCATCTTCATCACGTTCAACACCTATGTGATAAAGCTCATGTTCTATAAGCGCACAAAAATCACGATCAGTCGCCTGATCGCAATAACTTGCATCAACTGTGATGAGGTACACAGGCACATAGCCAAACCAATCGCGCATTTGCTGCTCTTGACGAGCTTTTTTCCACCCGCCCTGATTAAACATAACTTTTTCACATTGGCCTAAAACCATACGCTTTTTAGCCATACAAGCCGATGATGCCCAAGCAAAAGCCAAGAACTCCTCATTGTCATGTATTAGTTCAGCAATATGGTCATGGTCAGGGTTATGCAAAGGACCACCAATAGTTAAAAAATTTGCAATTACCCAATTCATTAAATCAGGGGCTGGCGCTAATCGAATTGCTTCTTCTTCATCAGCTTTATCAATTAATTCCTGTGGAGGAAATGGTCTGAACTGATCCATTAAATATTTGCCTCTTTAAATTTTTAAGCCATTGGCTAGCGAAATGAGCTTGAATCTGTAATGGACCAGATTCATTAATCTTAAATCTTGGTGCTGCCTCTAACCGAACAACGGTATATCCCATTGATTCAGCAACATCGTAACGGTCCATACTCCACGCCTTTGTTGCCAGCTTGCCCTTTCGTCCACCTGACCAGGGACCGCCAGCAATTTCAACTAAAATACTATGTTCAATTAAATGAAAATCAAAACGCCAATGCTTTGTTGATTTAAACTGGAATTTCTTTTCGTATTTAATTTCCAGATTGTCTAAAGCTTCAGTAAATTCTTCCTCTGCCTCTAAGTACTTTTGAGTAGCTTTAGGTAGCGGTCTGGATTTAGGCTTGGTTTTAGGTTCTTTTTTCCGAGTAAGCCAAAAGTATTCTGTAGAATCCATTATTCTCACCCATAAAAAAACCGCCCTAAGGCGGTGGCTAAACTCACAGGCAATATAGTATTACTTCTTAAAAGTTGCCTTATAAAGCTTTGAATTAAAGTAATCCGTAATTTCTTTACCTTCGATTTGAATTTTTTCCTCATTTGAAGGTAAAAAATCTAATTCAGATTTCAAGCCCATATACTCTGGAATAAATTTCTTTATAGGCGGAGGTGGTTTAGGTCCACCTTCTGTAATTTTTTCGATAAATCCAGCTAACCATAAAATATACTCACCTTCTGAATTATGAGGAGGAATCAAACTCACATCTATTTTTACTTTACATTCATCTAATGGTCTACTGAACAATTCAACAAAATCAATAAAATTAAATTTTAATTTAAATTCTGTTCCCTCAATTTCTCTGCGTATACATGTCATAAGTAAGTTCATATTTTCAATACAGTCATGTGAAAACAATTCCTCATCTTTAATTTTGTTATAAATATTTTCCGCAAACATGAGATACTGTGGCATTTCAGCAGCTCCTCATTTTTATAAAGTATTTTTCTTAAGGTAGTCCTATTATAACAATGTTGCAACAAGAAATTTTCCATTTTTAGTTTAAGGAAATTTTAAAAATTATAAAAACGATTATATTCAATAAATTAGTACGAATAAAAGCTATGGAAGTTTGATTTTTATATTGAGCTTTAAAATGGATTATTGTGTTTAAATTATCAATTTAAAAAGCTTGCCTAGTAGGCAAGCTCCCCCTTTTTTGATATTTGCGCTGATCAATAAGGTTTAGTGTTACTTAAAGCAACACACTGATAATACAGAAATAATTAAAAATAAAAAAGCCCACTTCCTATTTTTATTCAGAAATGGACTTAGCGAAAAAAACGCTTAAACCTGAAATAGGAAATATCTATTCGGAAATATCTCCAACTTCATATTGGCATAATATTTAAGCACTAGCAATAGGGATTGAATTAAAAACATCAAATATTCATATTTAAATAGATAAAGATTTCTTTTTTTAAATGGTTTTATTTTTAGCCTACATAATTTTTTTAATTATCAAGACTTATAAAGAATATGTGCCCATCAATAGGTAATACTTAATAAGG